CGCGACTGCCCCTGCGACACGATCCACGCGTCGTACCCGTCCACGAGCCGTTCGCGCATGCTGTTTGCATTCAGCGCACGTTCGAGTCGCCTCGGCGCCTTGCGGTTCGCATGGATGCGTTGGAAAAACAGCGTCTGCCCCGGATACAGCGTCACCCCTGGCGCTTCGAGGATCGCACGTTCCGCCGCCTCGACGTCCGGTGCCTCGACGAGACCAAGCATATGCTCGCGCGCAATCTGGTTCGCCGGGTGCGCCCCCAACCGGCGCACCGTCCACTGGATCGTCATATCCTCATTCGTCCCTTTCATCGCTTGTCGGTGACATCAAATCCAGCCGCAACGGAATGCGTTGCTCAGCGATGCCTACATACGCAGGATTGATCTCAATACCGATTCCAATCCGTCCTTGCTCCTCGGCAACCAACACCGTCGTTCCTGCGCCGCTGAACGGATCGAGCACCGTGTCTCCGACATTCGTGGACGCCATGATCATCGGCCGGATCAGGTCTGGTGGAAACGTCGCGAAATGCGACTGCGGGACGCCGCCATTGGAGACTGTCCAGACGCTGCGACGGTTCTTGCTGTCACGGACAGGGAGTTCGGCGATAGCCTTCCCGACCAGCCACGAACCCGCGCCGGGTTGAGCCTTGACAATCGTTTGCTTGCCCCATCGCTCCCAGGCTGCTGGCTCGCGCATCGCGGACGCGTCCCAGAAGTACCGGGGTTGCTGCGCGAACAGGAACACGTACTCGTGCGACTTGGTGCACCGGTCAGTGACCGATTCGGGCATCGGGTTCGGCTTGTGCCAGATGATGTCCTGCCGCAATATCCACCCGTCCGTCATCATCGCCAAGGCAAATCGCCAGGGAATGCCCGCAAGTGATCTAGGACGAACGGAGGGATCAGCACGCGAACTCACGTACGTGTCACCAAGGTTCACCCACATCGTGCCGTTCGGCTTCAGGACGCGTCGCACGGATCGGAACACCTCGATCAAGTGTTCGACAAACTGTGATGGAGTGCGTTCCTCTCCAAGTTTCCCTACCCATCCGTCACTCCAACGTACCGGGTCGGACCCATAATCGCGCAACTGCCAATACGGCGGTGATGTCACAACGGCTTGCACCGACGCTTCGGGCAACGTGCCAATAACATCAACGCAATGTCCCGTCAGGATCATGAGAACAATCTCCGCACCGTCCATTGGATCGTCACTGTCCCCTCCTGTACGCGTCGGCATCCTCCTGCATCGCGTCACGCAGCGCCCGCAGCCGCGTCACCGCCTCCATCAACGTGACACCATCAGCCGCAGCGCCCGTCCACACGTCGCGCCACTCGCCGTTGAACGCCCGCGCCTTGGCGAGTTTCGCGGCTGACCAATCACGCACCGTGAGCGGACCCACGACGCTGATCGTGTACACCCCGTCCGACTCCGTCAGTCTCGCAATCTGCCTGCATTCGGTGTTGCGCCACTCGCGATCCTCCTGGTCCCACAGGATCAGCCCGAGGTAGTGAACCTCGCGCTTGCCCTTGTTGACCGTGAACCCGCGGTACTGCGGTACCGCCTCGACGCGGTAGGAGTGCGTGTACCGCGTCGGGTCCATGCGCGGTGCGACTTTCGCGCGTCTCGTGATCTGTGGTGTGTCCACGTTGATCCCCTTTCCGCGGTCATCCTACCACGTGGTTATAACCACGTCAACCGTTGGGGCAAACAAAAAACCCGCCCACCCGCGGAAGGGACGCGGATGGACGGGCAACCGAACGGGAACGGACTGGAAGGGGAACCGGCGGCAGGAGAGACCGCCACCGTGTAAACGAGCGATGCCCGCCGGTGTTTCGCACCGACGGGCACCAGGCGGGGGACGCGCGCAACCGACGCGCCGGGGGGAGCACGCCGGTTACCCGGTCGGCGTGACGGTCAGGATGATGGCGACCACGGTCGCGATGACATTGTCAACGCCTTGCTCAAACGGCCTCACGTACTCGCCTAAGCCCAGTAGGTTGAGCGCGGTGTCCACGGTCCCGGCGCTGGCAACCGCCTTCGCGATCCAGATCACGGCACGTGCTATCGCGATCCCCATCGTCGTGGCTGCGATCACCCGTCGCCAACGACGCCGGAAGGTGCTGACGCACGCGAGCACGCCACGGAATGCGACCCACAGCGCAGATTGCACCATCGACAGGCTCCAAGTACACCGATGCCCGTCCCACGGGATGGGTTGCCGTGTGGGACGGGCATTCGGTTTTGCGTTTGCGAGATTGTGGTTGACCCAAACGCAGTGGCGTCGCACCAAACAGGGTCGCGACACCTCCCGGGTTTCCCCGGTTCCGCGTAGTCTATCACGCACCCGGCGTGCTTGCGCCACCGCCCGACCCGGCTGACCCGTTGGTGTACCCGTTCCCGTTCGTGGCCTGTCCGGAGCCGCGGAACAACCAGCCCGTTACCGCACCGGCGGCACCGACAAGTGCGGTCTGACTCGACTGGCTTCCGTCGTACAGCGCCGACCAACAAATGGCACCGATCACCAGCAGCGCGATCACGCCGCCGACCGCCTCACGGAAGGTAAACGACGGCACGTCAGGCGTCGCCACTCGGTGCCTCGGCCGGTGCGGATGCGCCTTCGAGTTCCGCCACCCGCGCCTTCAGTGCGCCGATCTCCTCGATCCACGCCCCGAGGCTGGCGCTGTTCGCGGACCACGCCTTGACCGCGCGGATCAGGTCCGGCACCTCGCTCGCCGGGTAGCCGGTTTCCGCCAGTGCGTCAGCAATCGCCTTGATTTCCGGTGTCACATCATCCTCCTGGTGTCTCTCCGCCCACGCATCGTACGCGTGCGCGACAACTATCGGGTCGTGGTATTGCGCTGCCACCGCCTCGCGTGCCTGCCCCTTCGGCCAGTACCGCCAGTGTGGCGGTTGCTCGCGGGACACCTCGAAATGCAGGTGGCAGAACTCCCACCCGCCGGACCGGCCCACGGCTGCAATCGCCTGACCACGCGTCGCCGTCGTGCCGATATCGCTGAACAACGCATCGCTCAGGTGGCAGTAATGCGCGAAGCAGCCCGCGTACGGCCCGTCATCGAGCCGCCACCATTGATGCAACCCGAACCCCGTCGTGTCGATCACGTGCGCCACGAGCGTTTGCGCCGTGATCGCAACCACGGGCGCACCGCAGTCGGCATTCCCACCGCCACCCGAGTTGAAGTCGATGCCTGGGTGGAAGCACGTACCGTTGTCGTCGAGATAGCCCCATCCGCCCATCGTGGGGTTGTGTTCGGTCGAGTCAATCTGGGGAAACACGCTCATCCTCCTTGGACCACAGGTCCCATTCCGCGGACACGTAGGCGTCACGGTTGCGCTCGACGTGCGCCAGCCGGTACAGGCCCGGTTCTGACCGCACGTACGCGTGCAGGCTGCACCCGCACCCTTGCACCGCCATCGTCAGCGTCGCGAACCGCTGCGCATTGGTGCAGTGTCTCCGCGCGATGAGCATCAGTTCGTGGAGGCCGGTCCGGGACCCGCCCGCCTTGACCCACGTCTCAGCGATGGTCGCCACGGCTCGCCTCTATTGTCGACCCGATCATCGCGATGATGATCCACATCAGGATCGCGCCGATCATGACGCGGATCACGGGACCGGCTCCGGGTCGGGTGGCGGCGTCCACACCCCGTCGATCAGGGACCACCCAGGCGGCACGAATTCGTCCCGCACCGCGTCGTAGGTGTAGCCGATCCCGGCATACCGCTTGCATCGCGTGCCGTTGTACGAAGTCTGCACCCACGTTCCGCCGAGCAGGTCGTGAAGGAACGACGCCCCGAGCGCCTCATCCTCAGTGCCATCCGGCGTCGCGTGCGTCACGTCGTTCGACACCACAAGGACGCGTAGCACGATGTTGGTTGCGTCTATTTCGGCGTAATGAGCCACAATCCTAACCCCTCGGTATGGCGATGATCACGACGCCGGAACCGCCTGCTCCTGACGTGGAAGTGGTCCCGTAGTTTCCGCCACCTCCGCCGCCGCCGCCGCTATTCGCAGTACCGGCAGTACCGGTGACAAGCGCCGCAGCGCCACCGCCGCCTGTGCCTCCCGTGCCTTGGGACGACAGGTACCCACTGCCACCGCCGCCACCGCCGTACACGTTACTGTCGATCCACGTGTAACCAGTCCCGCCATTTCCCCCGTTTCCCGACTGTGCCTGCTGTCCCGCCGCGCTTGCGCCTCCGCCACCACCCGCGTTACCAGTGCCACTGAGGTTTCCGCCACCCGCGTAACCTTGATATTGGGTTCCCGAACCTCCGTAGATGGTTCCTGGATTCAGTGCGCCGGAACCACCGCCGCTACCACCGTTTCCGCCATTTCCGGTGTTCAGCCCGCCTCCTGCACCACCACCTGTGGCGGTCACACCGCCGACCGACGAAGGCGATCCGGCATTGCCCGCCGACGTGCTTGTTACCCCTGCCCCACCCGCGCCAACCACAACGTCGTAGGTTGTATTTGCCTCAAGGTTCAGCGCGGCGTATCGCACAACGCCCCCTGCGCCACCGCCACCACCGTATCCCGCACCTCCGCTGCCCCCGCCAGCCACGATCAGCGCCATCGCAAGAACACGCCTATTCCCGCTGCCTGCAACCAGAGAGCCTGTGCCCGTGTACGTGTACACGTCATACGTGATCCCGGAATACGTCGCGACGCTCACGGTCGGGCTGCCCGTCGTCGTCCACGACAGACCACCGGACGACGAGTTCCGCGACCGTTGAAGACTGCGGTATTTGGCTCCAGTCAATCCGGCACCACCCGCGTTGCTTACACTCACGGTCCGGTCACCCCGTACGCGGTGATGTGTACCGCAGCGTTGCTAGCGTGCGCCACGAGGTAGCGATTGGTCGGGTCGAGGCACACCCCGGCCACGAGGATCACGCTGTCGTTTCCGGCAATCGTGGCCCCGGACGCGATGTACGCCCCGTGCGTGCCCGTCGTCGCCGACGTTGAGACGTTGTACGTATACGACGTGCTTGACGTGTTCGCAATCACGATTGACGACACGACGGTATACGTCGAGGCAGTCGCGCCGTTGTCGCACACGTTGGTCGCGCTTGTCGCCGTGGTCGTGCCCAGGCGCTTCGGTAATTCGGCCATCTCAGCCTCCCATCAGCATGAATAGTCGGCTGTACCCACCACCGCCGACAGGCGTCTCGGTGCCCGATGCGCCGGACCGGTAATAGAGCGCCCCGTCCGTTTTCGCGTAGATCGCGGTCACGCCCGCGCCCGGAGCCGACGGCGTCGAGGATTGCTGGACGAACGTGTGCACGATCCCGTCCGGCGATATCACGAGGATGTTGCCCCTGATCGTGTTGTGGTCGCTCGCGAGGATGGTGTCGGTGCCACCCGTCACCGTGCGGATTGTGCCCCAGGCCATTGTGATCTCCTACGTTGTCGAGAGTGTAACCGTCCACGAGACCGTCGCGGTCTGGCTGGATGTCTTGGACCACGAGGCAAGGATCCGCGCGAACAGCGTCCCGGACCCAGCCGTCGAGGTCGCACCCGTGAACAGTCCGAGTTCCGTCCACGAGCCGTTCGCAAGCGTGGTCGGGTAGAACGCCTCCAGCGTCGCGGTCGCCGAACTGACTTCGGCCACCGATGCGGCCCGCCACGTCGCCGTGTCCGGTGTCACCAGTGCGGTGTCGCCCGCATTGACGGCGGTGGTGCCGGTTCCGAGTTCGAGATACCACGTCGAAGCGCTGAACGTGTCCGCACCGATCAGCGCGGATGCGAGTTGGTTCAGCCCCGCGGTCACCACGAGGTTCCGCCCCTCGGCGACGACCTCGCCGTTGATCCTGATCGTGACGTCCCCGCGGACGCCGATGCTATTGGTATATACCGCGTCCATATTTCGTCACATCGTATGTCGGCGTGGTTGATGCCTCGACGGTCACGGTGACCGCCTCGGATCGAAGGTACACGATCTGGTCACCCGCGATGAACTGTTGCAGCGGCCTGCCCCGGACGTCGGACGACGCCGGTCGCAACCCGTCGATGATCCGCGCCATGACGCGCGTGATGTCTTCAGCCGGTGGCATTACAACTCTCCATATATATCACTGGACAGCGTGAGTTCGACCTGCCATTGATCCGGCGTGGCAAACCGCTTCGCGACGTCCGTCACGTACAGGTCGATCCCGCTCGCGAACGCGCCACCGAACCGCCGGTCCGACGTCAGCCGGAACACCTGCCCGTCTCGCCAGCCGGACCCGAGCACACGGGCCGTCCCGACCCACTTGTGACCGCGTGTCGACAGGTACAGTTGCGCCCGCGCCTTGATCGCGTCCTGGGATGCATTGACGAGTTCCGCCGCACTGAACACGTCCTCGTAGACGCCGTTGGACACTGACGCACCCTCCCTTGTCAACACCTCGGTGATGCTGTCCCCGTCAACGACGCGGTTCACCTTCGGCGCGATGTCGAGGTAAGGATATGAGACGGCAACCTGCGCCCCGGCAGGCGGCACCGTCTCGAACCGTACGCCCCAGTTCGGCAAGCACAGCAGCGCCTTGTTCCGCGTCTGACCGTCACCAGGCTTCCCGTCGATGTTCTCACGCAGCAGCCCGCCATTCGCCGTCGTGTACGTCGTGGCCGGTCCGCTCGTCGGCGTCACCGTCACCGTCACCCCGTCGTATGTGGCAGGCTCGTAGCCGAGCGGGAAGAACGACTTGTAGCCGTCCGCAGTCGCCACCGGCTCGGCAAAACTTGCCGGTTGTCCATCATCCTGCGTTGCCACGCTCTTGGCGTCCTTGATGAAGCAGACATTCGTAATCTGATCACCGACCTCTTCGAGCACGAGATCGCCAAGCGTGGTCTGCGTCTCCCACGTCAGCGCGGACACCGGAGCGGCTGACGCTGCCCCGGTGAGCGGTTGGAACACGACGTTACGGTCGTAATCGACGTACCACTTGTACCCGACGATTTTCGCGATGCGGTCAATCGCTGACGACGGTGCCTCGAAATCGTAGGTCTGTTGCGGAATCGTCGGCCCGTCAGCCACGAGCGACTGGCCCCACGTGATCGCGCCCTGGTTGCACGTGTTGGTGATGATCGACTTGACGATGTTCCCGGCAAGGTCAGTCGTGGTTTCATCGTCACCGGTCGGGATCTTGACGCCTTGGACGAGGTACCTGTCAAACCACCGCGTGTAATCGCTGCAATCGACGGTGTACAGATACGACGACGTGCCCGCGGGTGATTCGGACACGCGCTGCGTGACGCCTGCGAACTCTTTAGTCCCATCCACGGTCAGGACGACTTCGCGCCCGGCGCGTGGCACCGTCACGGCTGGTGTCGCCCCGGAATACGGGATGACGATTTCGAACGACAGGGTCCCGGCGCGATCGCGGAGCGATGAACGGACCGAAATGCTCTCGATGCGCGTGTACGCCTGGTACGCGGTCCCGCCGATGGTCAGGGTGACTGACAGTGCCACGTCACGCGGTCCCGAACGGCAAGCGCCGTTGCAACCCGAGTTGGCGTCGGAACGCGTCGGCGGCTGCGCGTCCCGCACTCGCCCCGTC